AATTATTTTGTTTGCTTCTTTTATTTTCATATTATCCTTTCTTATAAATTCCCATAGTACAGCTGGCTTGTTCGCTTGTCAACTGTTTAATTTTTTTTCTGCTCGTGGCCTGTGGGCCCACCCTCCCCCCGCTTCGCGAGCTTGCGCTCGCGGATCGGTTTCAAGGATAATGATCAGGAAGCGGCCGTTCTAAGCGGCGCGCTAACTAGTGTTGTCACCTGATCCCAGATCTCTCCTTTACAGTGAAGCTGTAACCAATAACCCTTGCAAACCGGTCAGACAAGGATGTGAGAGATCAGGGATCAGTTCTGATTGTAGGGTGTCATCAAAACTGTTCGCCCTACAACCAAAAGTTGTCCCTATTTATTAACTATTTCTAGTTATAAATTCTTCAGTCAGTTTTTCTGCCTCCTCTTCCATTTCTCTATCTGTTTTTGAAAAACAAGCGTCTCCTAATGGATTAACGCCTTGAAAATATTTATTATATAAGTCATCTAAAATATTTTCGTATGTTGTTTCCTTAAGATATTTTAAATCCATTACGCGACTTCTTCTGTTAAAATCAAAGCTGGATTTTCTTGAGCTGGTACAATAAAGAACATTACATTCTCATTGTCATCTAACAAACTTAAAGCAGACAAAAATTGGTTTGCCTCTTTAATTGTCTTTGCCCATTTTTCTATTCTGTAATCTTCAGAATATTCTGTTTTGTATTTTCTTACTATTAGATATACCATTTTATTATCCTTTCTTTTATTAATATAATCACACTAACAGAAATTCCCACACTTAACAAGAGCCAAAGTGTCGCACACAACTATAAGTTGTGCTTGTGAACTCGGGGCCCACCCTCCCCTAAAAAAAATAAATTTTTTAATCTTTTTATTTGACAAGTTATTTTGATTATGGTAGTTTATGGGATATGTATAACTCTAACAGAAAGGATAACAATGAGTAAAATACGAATGAATACCGAATTTAGAAATAAGATTTTAAATCGGTATGTTGAAAATGCAGAAACAGAAACGACGCAAGAGCAACAAGCTTTTCTTCAAGCAAGAGAAAATGTTGACTATGCTTATCCAAAAACTTTTGAACTTGCAAGACTTGTAGTTGGTAGAGCATACCCCCAAGAAGATGTTGACACTTGCAAAAGTTTAAAACAAAAATATGGAAGTCCTCTTGATGTTGTTGCAAAAGATAAATGTTTTTATTTCTCTTATGCAAAAGATCAACTAGAAGAAGATGAAGATGAAAATGACAGAAATGTATCTGAACATTTTGACTTTGGTTTATTTGGTCGTGTTGGTGCTAATGAGTATGGCGACGAAACTGGAAAACAATTTGCCTATGCTTATAAAAGAGAAGAACTAAAAGCAAAGGACCTTAATCCAGATATACTTGCACAACAAAATGGCAAAGATGATAACCCACATAAAACAAAACACATTGACTTAAATGACAAGGCTTTGGGTTATAGTGGTTATAGTCGTTATAATTCTGATGATGATAACACTATTGGAATAGCAAAAGATTTTGATAGTCAATATTATTTAGACATTATTGGAACTAGCCATTGTCGTTCAAGAACTATTGCTTGTACAAGACAAGAGTTTGAAGTTTTTAAAATGTTCAAACAAGCAAAAGCCAATGTAATCACTTGCCACCAAAAATGGATTGATAGTATTGAAAAACAAAAACAAGCTATGAAAACAGGATTGAAAGCTTATAGATATTTAAGCGAGGGTGTTGAGTTGATGAAAGAACTTGGCATTGAACTTGACGAAGCAGAACTTGTTAGATGTAATTCAACAGGACTTACAATTTATAATCCTGTCAATCTTGCTAGT